ATGCTGGAACAAATGGGCATTGCCGCGAAGCAAGCCTCGTATAAATTAGCGCAACTCTCCAGCCGCGAAAAAAATCGCGTGCTGGAAAAAATCGCCGATGAACTGGAAGCACAAAGCGAAATCATCCTCAACGCTAACGCCCAGGATGTTGCTGACGCGCGTGCCAATGGCCTTGGCGAAGCGATGCTTGACCGTCTGGCACTGACGCCCGCACGGCTGAAAGGCATTGCCGATGATGTGCGCCAGGTGTGTAACCTCGCCGATCCGGTGGGGCAGGTAATCGATGGCAGCGTACTGGACAGCGGCCTGCGTCTTGAGCGTCGTCGCGTACCGCTGGGGGTTATTGGCGTGATTTATGAAGCGCGCCCGAACGTGACGGTTGATGTCGCTTCGCTGTGCCTGAAAACCGGTAATGCGGTGATCCTGCGCGGTGGCAAAGAAACGTGTCGCACTAACGCTGCAACGGTGGCGGTGATTCAGGACGCCCTGAAATCCTGCGGCTTACCGGCGGGTGCCGTGCAGGCGATTGATAATCCTGACCGTGCGCTGGTCAGTGAAATGCTGCGTATGGATAAATACATCGACATGCTGATCCCGCGTGGTGGCGCTGGTTTGCATAAACTGTGCCGTGAACAGTCGACAATCCCGGTGATCACAGGTGGTATAGGCGTATGCCATATTTACGTTGATGAAAGTGTAGAGATCGCTGAAGCATTAAAAGTGATCGTCAACGCGAAAACTCAGCGTCCGAGCACATGTAATACGGTTGAAACGTTGCTGGTGAATAAAAACATCGCCGATAGCTTCCTGCCCGCATTAAGCAAACAAATGGCGGAAAGCGGCGTGACATTACACGCAGATGCAGCTGCACTGGCGCAGTTGCAGGCAGGCCCTGCGAAGGTGGTTGCTGTTAAAGCCGAAGAGTATGACGATGAGTTTCTGTCATTAGATTTGAACGTCAAAATCGTCAGCGATCTTGACGATGCCATCGCCCATATTCGTGAACACGGCACACAACACTCCGATGCGATCCTGACCCGCGATATGCGCAACGCCCAGCGTTTTGTTAACGAAGTGGATTCGTCCGCTGTTTACGTTAACGCCTCTACGCGTTTTACCGACGGCGGCCAGTTTGGTCTGGGTGCGGAAGTGGCGGTAAGCACACAAAAACTCCACGCGCGTGGCCCAATGGGGCTGGAAGCACTGACCACTTACAAGTGGATCGGCATTGGTGATTACACCATTCGTGCGTAAATAAAACCGGGTGATGCAAAAGTAGCCATTTGATTCACAAGGCCATTGACGCATCGCCCGGTTAGTTTTAACCTTGTCCACCGTGATTCACGTTCGTGAACATGTCCTTTCAGGGCCGATATAGCTCAGTTGGTAGAGCAGCGCATTCGTAATGCGAAGGTCGTAGGTTCGACTCCTATTATCGGCACCATTCTAATGTCTCCCCAAGTCTACTCAAGTATTTAAAAACCTCTTATAATCCGCATGTTAGCGCCCCTTTTAGTCTTTTGACGTCTACTTAAGTACTCCAAAATCTACAGTCAATTGGGGGTACTTTTGGGGGTATTTGCTGTTCGGTTTAGTGGAGGTACCCCCAAGTGAAACTCAATGCCCGTCAAATAGACACTGCCAAGTCAAAAGAGAAGGCTTACAAGCTGGCTGATGGTGGTGGTCTGTATCTCTTGGTAAAACCTAGTGGAGGAAAATATTGGCGCTTCAAGTATCGTGTAGCTGGTAAAGAGAAGCTGTTAGCACTAGGTGTGTATCCTGAAGTTACCTTGGCTGATGCTCGTGCAAAACGTGAAGAAGCTAAAAGGGGTATCGCTGGGGGTATCGATCCGATGGAAGCGAAACGAGAGGAAAAGATTGCCCGGGAAACGCAGTTAAACAACACCTTCAAAGATATTGCCCTTGAGTGGCACAGCAGCAAATTAAAAAAATGGTCTGCTGGTTATGCTTCAGACATCCTCGAAGCCTTCAACAAAGATGTGTTCCCTTACATTGGCAAAAAACCAATCGCCGAAATCAAACCACTTGAACTGCTGAATGTGCTGCGGCGCATCGAGGGGCGCGGTGCTACCGAAAAAGCCAAAAAAGTGAGGCAGCGATGTGGGGAAGTTTTCCGCTATGCAATTGTCACTGGACGTGCTGAGTATAACCCTGCACCGGATCTCACCAGCGCGATGCAAGGTCATGAATCTAATCATTATCCTTTCCTCACAGCCAAAGAATTACCTGATTTTTTCAAGGCATTGTCCAGTTACTCAGGAAGTGCATTGGTTGTTATGGCGGCTCGTTTACTGATTATCACCGGTTTGCGGACTGGCGAACTGCGCGGTGCATTATGGGATGAAATCGATCTCAACAAGGCTATCTGGGAGATACCTGCTTCACGGATGAAAATGCGTCGCCCTCATGTAGTGCCTTTGTCTGAGCAGGCTCTTTCGCTTATTGGGCAGATTAAAGAACTAACTGGCAATTATCCGCTTATGTTTCCCGGCCGTAATGATCCAAGGAAAACAATGAGCGAGGCTAGCATAAACCAAGTATTTAAACGCATCGGCTATAACGGAAAGGTTACTGGTCATGGCTTCCGGCACACTATGAGCACCATTTTGCATGAGCAGGGCTATAACACCGCGTGGATAGAGACACAGCTTGCGCACGTCGATAAAAACTCAATTCGTGGCACATACAACCATGCGCAATATCTGGATGGGCGGCGGGAAATGCTTCAGTGGTACGCTGATTATATGGATTCGCTCGAGCATGGCGGAAATGTGGTGCATGGTGAGTTCGGAAAATGCGGGTGACTGGTTGAGTATACAGTAGTAGACTTTGAGCGACGAAAGAAAAGGCTGTGTCTAGGGTCGCTCCCGAAAATCCGTACACCTCGACGGACTGGTACAGCCACTACAGTAGAGGACGCTGAGGTGTGCGTATGATTGATATTCATGCCGAATTAAACGAATACAAAAAAGATTTTATTTCTTTACGTGAATTTCTTGAGGTCGTGCTTAAGGTCGCTGGTGATGATTATGATGTTTCAGATGTCATAACTTGGATACTCAGGAGAATAAGCGGAGAACATATCCGCCTGTACACAGTAAATGAATTTAAGCTGTTGGAATCTTTTTGTAACCCGTATCGGGATGAATTTGATAATGATGTTCTTTATAGAAATCTGAATGCGGTTCGGAAACGTGGTTGTTTACCTGGTGAGAGGGATGAAAATGGTTTTCTGGTGTCCGGTTATTGGGAAGATCCCGAATTTGAGAACATTGGATTTATAAGGGGTGAAATTTTCGCAATTTTTCCCGATGTCCTTGACGCGTTAACGAAGCTGGAAGGCGCTAACTCTTCTGAAAATGACGAGGCACAAGGACGCGATATTGAAAAGAAAGAGTTGCGTACAGAGGATGATTTATTATCCCAAATCGCAATGCTGGAAAAAGAAAACGCAGAGTTAAGGGCAAGGATAGAGCAGTTAGAGCAAGAGCGCCCGATACACTTATATAAATACTGGGATAAAGACCCATTAGCTAAGGCTATTGAGATTAGAAACAGAGAGTGGGCCAATTACGATCCAGAAAATGATTTTGCCACCAGGGGAAATCAAGAAGCGATAACCAGGGAGCTTAAGCAGTGGGGGGCAAGTAATGCACTTGCAACGCTCATAGAGAGGACTGCCTGCCCTATTAACCGAGACAACAGCCAAAAGAACGCAAAGCCGGATTAACGCACCATACCGCATACCCTGAGGGTATTTTTTTATCTTCCCCGTCAATTTTACCATCACCCTTAGGGTAGATTTCCTCCCGATTACCATCACCCTTAGGGTAGATTTCCTTCCGGTAACCATTAGGCCTGAGGGTATGAAAATATTCGTTATTTCTGTGCCATGATTACCTCGTCAAATTGAGTAGACGTTATGAGGTAAATATATGTCAAATACGCTTATTCGTTTAACAGAAGTTCAGCGTAGAACTGGATATAGCAAGGCATGGATTTATCGCCTTATGGGGCAAGGTAAATTTCCTGCATCAGTTAAAATTGGCTCGCGAGCTATTGCTTTCGTTGAGAGTGAAATTGACGAGTGGATTAATCAGCGTATTGCGGAATCACGCGGAACAGCTACCTGATTAAATGGCTACGGGGCTATTGCCCCCAGCTATCCACCAGCAAATAAAAGTAACTTAATTCGATAGCAGGAGTTTTTATGAAATTTCCAAAAACGCCCGTACAGGGGCGGGGCTTCGTTCGGCCTGAAAACCAGAATCTGCAAAATCTCGGCGAAATTATCCCGATTATTTCCGGCGTTATTGGTGGGAGTGAAACCACTATTGTTAGCGCCAGAGCGTTACATAAGGCGTTAGGTGTAGGGCGCGTTTTCCGTTCGTGGATCAAGGGGCGCATTGAAGAATACGGGTTCACGGAAGGCGTGGATTATGAGGTTGTTGAATATTTGAGCCGACCCGATCCGGTGAGCGCAAAATCTCGCCAGCAAACCGCTCTTGAGTACATCATCACAGTGAACATGGCGAAAGAACTGGCGATGGTCGAACGTACCGAACAGGGCCGCGCCGTTCGCCAGTACTTTATCAAATGCGAGGAGGAGCTACACAAGGTTGCGCCTGTTCGTTCCGCAGCGTTACGCCGGGAACTGAAAGCCCGTATCACAGTTGCCAGCTACTTTAAGCCAATGTGTGCCGCGCTGGAGGCGTACCGGGCTGAACTGGGTAAAAACACACTCCAGCACCACTACACCACGGAAGCGAACATGCTGGCGCGTATCGTGCTGGGTGGCATGACTGCAAAACAGTGGGCACTGGCGAACGGCATTACAGGCGAACCACGCGACCACATGAGCACGTTGCAGCTTGAGCACCTTTCTTACCTTGAGCAGAGCAATATCACGCTGATTGAGTTAGGCCAGGACTACCACCAGCGGAAGGCTGAATTAATTCGTCTTTCGCAGCGTTGGTTAGCCCGTCGCATGGAGGAAAACAGCCATGTGTAACGCTCTGACCGTTACAAAAAGAGAAAGCGCCCCGTTGCCGGAGCGCCTTTGTGAACGAATAGCCTACTGCGCCATATTGCTTACTGTCTACGAGGCAGATTATAGCGTTGTGGTCGCACAGAGTGAAGGCGCTGATCACCGTTACTACAGCACGCCAGAAATGCAGAATATTTTGCTGCAAAATGTCGTTGATCACACTGTCCGGAAAGCAAAAAATTTTGCTGGTGGCGCGACTGATGCGATTTTGTCAGGTCGCCAGGTGCTGATCAATCTGATGTCTGATTTCGTTCTGGATAAAACAAAGGCGACCGCAGAGGGCCGCCAGTGGGAAAGCTACATACTTGAACGCATCGCCAACAATGCCAGATTTGCGGCTGGTGGGCAATGTGTCAGCTTTGCACCAATGACTCTATGTTTAACTGAGGGTCATTATGGTGAATATGCTGGCTTGCTGGTGGGCTATTCCTGCTCTTTAACATTGCCATGCCGCGATGTTTTCCAGGTATGCGACCCCATTTTTGTGCGCCTGTACTCTTTAAGGAATTTCTCAAGGATAAACGCACAGGGCGCGAATCTGTTTGACTCATGCTCGTACGCTATCTTTCTGCGCTGTCTTTTCCGTGCCGGTGATGGTGTATTGGTTGATTCTTTGTTGGTCATGGCGCAGCCCTGTAAAACGATGCACCGTAGTTCCTCACACCACGGCGCTGGTGATGGTTACTCCTGTTCTTTGGCCTTGCGGCGCTGGCGGTATTCAACTTCTCGCTTTAATGCTGCTGTTACAAACTGCCCTGTACTTTCACCAGGCATTTTTACCGCCTCAACATTGTTCATAACTTCATGCGGAACCCTTGCCGCAACTGTTTGTGATTTTGCGTTTACTGCTTTTGTCGCCATGTTGTGTACCCCTTACAAAAAACAAATGCAGTATGCAGGAAAAAAAATAAGTGTTCAACACTTGACGTGTTTAACACCTGGGCTTAAATTGGTGTTCAACACCTTGTTGATGCAAGGTGCAGAAACGACAACGCCCCGCAGTGGTGGCACACATGCAGGGCGTCTAACCACCAACGATAGCAAGAGTATCGAGGTAGCTATGAGAAATCATACCACACACCCGCAAGGGCGGGACTCGCACAACCTGAATAAATACATCTGGCGTTTTATCGCCCTGAGCACGGCACAACCGCGCGTAATTCACATCGAGGCCACCAGCGAACAGGAAGCACGCCAGCAATCTCCTGATGGCTGCGTGATGGTATTCGCCGCCCGTATTCGCCAGGAGGTGGAACATGTGTAATGCAACATGGCCTGATGCAGCGGTAGACGCTATCAAAACGCTGATGGATTCACTTATTGAGATTTCTGCTATCGCTGGTGTGGCGCATAAACACGCAGCCAGAGAATCAGAATGCATCTCCCATTATTTAGCATTTGTGCAGCTAAAAGCCGATCAGGCACTGGATAAGGCCGGAAAAATTATCATGGCTGATGTGCAGGAGGTGCACCATGCATAACCTGTCAATTTCTGACCTTAACAGCATTCAGTTTGACGAGAAATTTACCGGGCAGTTGCTGGTCAATGTGGAGAACGGGCGCATAGTGCGTAATTACCACCTGCCGGATGGTGCAATTGCCGGAAGCGTTGAAGCATTGCTGGAACTGGCGGAACGTGCGCGACTGATTAAGCCGTCAACGAGCCATCACGATGATGATCTGCATTTTACCGGGCGTATGGTGAGTCACTACGAAAACGGCGTTGAAGTATCCCGCGAACGGCTGCGTGATGATTGCTGTTTCGGCACACTGCCGGAATTTATCGAGTTGCTGACCAGTTGCGGTTATCAGGTCATTCAGGGGGGTAAACATGCGTGATGATCGTTTTAATTCCCTGAAACGGGAATTTGATGGCGCACCGGAAGATGCAGCGGGCGCATTGTTGAGCGTTGCTGACATGATGAAAGCTGCATATTTTCTTATCAATACCAGTGGCTACAAGTCAGAGGGTGAAATGATTCTTAGTATTGCGTCGGACTATGCGGAATATGTGGCAGAGACGCGTTACAGAAGAAAATTCACGGAGGATGTAAGCCATGCATAATCATGAAGCGCATGTACCCGTAGTGCTTAATGTGCCAGATGATTTCACCGGACGCGTACTGGTTTACCTGGATAAAGGGAAAGTGAAATCACAATGCCGACTGAAAAGTAATGAGATTGTTGGTTCTCCTGAATTTTTTTCTGAACTTTGTATTCGTGCGGAAATAAAACCGGAACTGCTGACAGGAAAATAAAACCATGAAAAAGAAAAATTCTGGCTTTACTGCCAGCGGCCTCTCTCGGCCTGAAATCCGCCCCGGTGATATTTTCCGGGACACCAGACGCGGGGGACGGGTGGTTATTCGTCACGTTACGCCAGGCAATATCACCTACCGCCGTGAGGCTTACGAATATGACTGCGTAATGCCGCGCCGTCAGTTTGATCGTGATTTTATTCTGGTGGAAAACAAACAACAGGCAGTGGCGAGACGTGCAGCCACGAATATTAAAAAAATCCGGGCAATGTTGGTTGCGGGAGGTAAGAAGTGAAAAACGCACCGAGTCTAAAATATCAGCCGAAGGATAAATTCACTGAGGTAATCATTTTTGCCGGGATGGATGCTTACGCCCATGCTCAACACTGGATTGAAAGTGAAGGACGAAAACACGGCGATAACGTGCCTCCTGTTTACCTGGGGCCAAAGCAACTGGCAGACCTGGCGAATATCCGCATTATTGACGAGAAACGCCGTTTTGCGCGTGTCTATATCGCGGGGGAGATAGAGCCAATCCAGATCAATACTATCGCTGAAAAGCTGGCGCTGGCTGGCGTACAGGAGGCGAAATTATACAAAGGTATCACCGACCAGGAACCGGAGAACTGGCGCGACTACCTGCAACGGATCCGCGAACAGGCTGAGCACGGGGAAGTTTCAGTGATGAAATTAGCTACAAAAAATAGTGGTCTACCCAAGCCTGCATTAAATCAGATGGGAGCCAGCCAGAGAGGGGAAGTGTTACTTGAACATTATGGAGGAGCACTGGCGATAAATGATGATTCTGATGTAGTTCACCATTACAACGGAATTGTTTGGGAGCCTGTATCTGATAAGGAACTCCAGCGGTCTATGGCGAAGATTTTTATTGATGCCGAAATTAGTTATTCGCAAAACGCCATTAAATTTGCCGTAGAGACAATGAAATTGAGTCTACCTGTTATGGGGGGAGCGGACAGAAATCTTATTGGGTTCAGTAACGGTGTTTTTGATATCAGGACAGGAAATTTTCGGGAACACAACAAAAATGACTGGTTGTTAAATGCCAGTGAATTACCGTTCAGCCCGCCAGAAGAGGGGGAAACGCTGGCAACACATGCGCCGAATTTCTGGAAGTGGTTGCGTCGTTCGGTGGCGGATAATGCTCGTAAAGCGGATCGCGTACTGGCGGCATTATTCATGGTACTGGCGAACCGGTACGACTGGCAGTTATTCCTTGAGGTAACGGGGCCGGGCGGAAGCGGTAAAAGTGTGATGGCGGAGATTTGTACCATGCTGGCGGGTAAGGCCAATACAGTATCGGCGAGCATGAAGGCGCTGGAAGACGCGAGGGAACGAGCGTTAGTGGTGGGATATTCTCTGATTATCATGCCTGACATGACCCGCTACGCAGGTGATGGTGCTGGGATTAAGGCCATTACAGGCGGTGACAAGGTGGCTATCGATCCGAAACACAAAGCGCCCTATTCCACGCGCGTTCCTGCGGTAGTGCTGGCAGTAAACAATTATGCCATGTCATTCAGCGACCGTAGTGGGGGGATCTCGCGTCGACGAGTAATATTTAATTTCTCTGAGGTTGTACCAGAGAACGAACGCGATCCGATGCTGGCGAAAAAGATAGAAGGGGAACTGGCAGTAGTGATTCGCCATTTGCTTACACGATTTGCCGACCAGGACGAAGCGAAAAGACTACTTTATGAGCAGCAAAAATCAGAAGAAGCACTGTTGATAAAGCGTGAAGGTGATTCGCTGGTGGACTTCTGCGGTTATCTGATGTCGTTGGTTAAATGTGAGGGAATGATAGTAGGTAATGCAGAAATAGTGCCATTTAGTCCGAGGCGATATCTGTATCATGCTTATTTGGCTTATATGTCTGCGCATGGTCTGGGAAAACCGGTATCACTGACACGCTTTGGTACAGATATGCCAGGGGCAATGGCTGAGTACGGAAAGGAGTACAAGCGGGCTAAATGCACTAAAGGTCCAGATAAAGGGCGAACGATCACAAATGTTCTGTTAGATAAAGATGCTGATGGATGGTTACCAGCAACGGCAGGCATTAACGACAGAACATGATACGAAATTTATAAGTTGAAACTTAAAAGTAGACGGTTGGTAGACAGATACACTTAACCCTCTACCAACCATCTACTAATTAATGTTTTGAATTATATAGGTATTTTTAATGTGGTAGAGAGGTGGACAGTTTATTTTATATTTCTAAACCACGGGGTATCTAAAAATAGATAGTTATGGGTTCATTTTTAAAATTTTTCTTTTAACTATCTACACTGTCTACCATTTAGTAAAAGTCATTAATTATCAATGTATTAATACTGTAGAGAGTTGGTAGACAGTTTGCAGATTGTTTTTTTGTTATGTGTTAATAACATTAAATAAATCAAACAATTATATCGGTAGACAGTTGGTAGACAGTTGTAACGATGGGGCAAAGCATGACTAAGCTGACCATTAACAGAAAACCGAAAGGCATTTACGGCACGCCGCAGAAAACGACGCAGGCGGCGCAGGAGCAGGATAAAACCACATCGGCGCATAAAGTGATGCCCGGTAACCAGAAAGCGCAGCAAAAGCCCACAGGGGCGACACCGTGGCGGCATATGACCAAACGCCAGCGCAAAAACCGCAGGCGCGTTAACCGCCTCACTGAGTTGTGGCCTGACTTATTCAGCCGGGAAGCACCGAAGCCGCTTAAGGTGGGGATATTCGACGACCTGATGCAGGATCTCGCCGTCAGGGGGCTGGCATTCGGGCCAGGGGCATTGCGTGCGACGCTGGCATCTTATGCGCAGTGTCCGCACTATTACCGCGCCTTAATGGCTGGTGGGGTACGCTACGACCTGAAAGGCCAGCCGTGCGGCGAGGTGACACCACAGGAACAACAGGACGCAGAAACGCGGCTGGTGGCGCTGAATGAGAAGCGCAAACGCCAGCGCCGGGCAGCAAAGGAGACAATAGGCGCATGATTCACGACAGCAAAGCGGAAGCACTGGAAGCGCGTGGTCTGTACCGGAGAGCGGCGGCGCGGTGGGCTGAGGTCATCATGCTGGCGAATGATGACAAGGCACGGGAACAGGCGGCAAAACGTCGCGCGGAATGTATCCACAAGGCAGCACGCCCACCAGCAAGGCAGGATAATTTCGGGGGAGATGCGCGAAACCATCAGCCGGGCACATGCCGGGATGGGATTACATCAGCCCAATGGTGAGGCATTCAGGAAATACCAAAAAAAGAACAATTGTAGTCAGTAACAGAGGATGGGATTCTCTTGGTTTTTTGTTGATGCTTTCTGAGGAAATCTACTACGTTGCTGAGCAGATGAATATTCAATTGCATCTGGGTTCCTGATAAGATTAATCTGAATATTTTCATTTGGAATAGGGATATGAATAAAACTTTAATTGCAACATTAGTCGGTATAGTAATGTTAACCGGATGTGGGCCAGAAGAGTTAACTCCAGAACAGAAACAGGAAGTAGCGGCTCTTAAAGCTGAACTGTCGCAAACGGAAGGTGAAATATCAGCAGCTAAGGAAGTTGACCAGCAGTTTTCTGGTGGGTTGATAAAAAATCTGACAACAGCAAGACTGGAAATATTAGGAACTAATAAAGCGCTTTTGGAACAGCGTATTAATGCTATTGAATCAGGTGCCAAAATTGATGTTGTTGTATCTGGAGTAAAACCTGATCCTGAGCTTGCGGCTTCAATTAAAACTGAAATTGACAGCTTAGATGCAAAAATCAACGAAGCCAAAGCTGATGCTCGTCAGTATAGTGGTGGTCTGATAAAGGTACTAAAATTATCTACTGTTGCCACTGAAGAGCAGACCATGGCAATGTTGCAGCAAAAGTACCTCACAGCCAAGTATGGCCTCGCTGAAGTTAAGCTGGCATCAGTACAAGATAATGACGCAAAAAACAGTACTGAAACGGAAGTAACAGCCAAAAATTCCCAAGGGCAACTTCCTTTACTCCCGCCAGCGGATGGTCCGTTTGGCTTAGAAGCCGGTCTTACACAGAAAAACATCGAAGATATGATCGGTGCTAAGCTCAAGCCACTACCAGACAGTGTGAATCTGTATACTTCTGATAAATTACCGAAGCAAAACGCAGATTTTGAAATGTATGGTTTGTTGATCTCCCCGAAAGCTGGTTTATGTCAAATACGGGCTTTAGGAAAAAATATTGATACTGATAGCTATGGATTGGCTCTTAAATCCAAGTTTGAAGAATTGAGTAATTCTTTAAGTTCTCTGTATGGAAAGGCTGATACTACAGACTTTTTGCTGGCTGGTTCAATTTGGAAAGATCCTCAGGACTGGATGAGGGGGCTAAACAAAAAAGAACGCTTCTTATCTGCCACATGGAAGGGAACAAAAGAAATACCATTAAAAAACAATATCGATACTATCTCTATTGAGGCCAGAGCGAACAATTCCACTCAGGGATATGTCTATCTGCAGTACTCATTTACAAATGACGAAATTTGTCAGGAAGAAATTGAAGGGGCGAAAAAAAGTTCCCTTTAAACAATCCGTGCAAAGCCCCTTAGTAAGGGGCTTTTATATATTAATGTTCAACGGGGGGGATTAGATGAAAGATAATCTAGAAAAACTAATTGAAAATACTTTAAAAGATATTCTATTAGCTAATGCTGCTCTAACATTCATTTTTGCAATACCAATGGCTATTATCAGTAGGCATGGGATGGGCATCACAATCTGGTTTATAACTGTGCTCATTGCACCTGCTCTGTGTGCAGTAGGTGCATGGCTTGTATCTCGAACATTCGGCCATGCTGAGGAGTTCTTTCATCGTCGGTGGGCTAAGCGAATCTATGTTTTTTATACTCTTGCGGCTGCCGAGTTTTTGCTTGTGTACTCAATCGCGCAAATAATGAAAAATCTGATGAAATAATTAACAAGTTATTATCATGGGGTTTGTGGCTGTTAACCTGCAGTGAGGCGACAATCGTGTATTTATAAAAACTTCCCCTTTTCACTCCCCGCTGTTTCTTCTGCTATTTCCTTTATGTTTGCATGAAGCAACATCTGCCATACCTTTGCAGAAAAATCAGAGCATTTAGTGCCGAAGGTTGGTTTATTGATGCTTTTTGTTTCATTTATTGCAATTATCGATGGTATTATTTCAATTTGTGCAATAATTGCAATTATTGTCATTCAGAAGGGATCATCATGAAAAATCACGGAGTAAAGCCAGTTTTACTTTCCCGGGGGCAGATCGAAGCCCTGCAACGTATCCAGGCCGAAAAGCGTCAGAAATCTGTGCTTGGTGTGGCACCGTCGATTCATGTTATTGCCCGGCAACTGATGGATAAGGCACTTAAAGAGGTGAGGCTGTGAAATTAAATATCAGAGTGGATAAACGCCAGCTATGGCAGAAAAAAGAGAACAGCGAGGCATTCAGGGCTTTGCTGGTGGAAAATCTTCGGCACCGGTTCAGTGGAGAGTTGCCTGATGCACTGGGGAAGAAACTGGAATCCCTGACGGTGGAAATTGGCGATTATGGCTTTGTTGATGTTGAAAGCACGACTGCCAACACAGAAATCGTAAAGCAGGTCGTCAATGATGTAATGAAAACCACGCTTAGCCAGCCATCCTGGCGCAACTGAATCAGTAAGGGGCGGTTATTGCCCCTTTCCTCCATACCCACAACGCATTCCCTTTTCGCATTAAATTATTTTTTATCGTATATGCATGAGGTGAGCTACATGTTGATGAGTAAAGCCGAATACGCCAAATACAAAGGCGTAAGCCGCCAGACAGTTTACGACTGGATCGAGAAAGGCGAAGTGATCATGTCTGGCAAAAAAATTGATGTGGAGGCGACAGAGCAGCGGAACAGCCCACCGGCACAGGGGAAAGACACCGTTTCTGAAATGTGGCCAGAAAGAACGCTGGAAATGACGTGGGGCGAGTTCTGGAAAGCAGTTAAGGCCAGAGACGGTATAATCCCTGCGCCAGTAACGGACGACGACATACAGCAACGTGTGCTGGATGCAGCCGGGGAATTAGACTGGGAAGTGCAATTTCTTGATGATGGCGGGATTTGGATGGATGACGGCGATGCTGAGTTTTATTTCGAGCAATATGATCTCAGGCAGAATGCCGAACTGGTGATTGGTACGCTGCGACGTGAGGTCTGTTATGTGGCTGATGCTTGTCCTGACGAGCTGGATAACTGGAGCGAAGCCGGACTAAACGCCCTGGCTGAATGGGAAAAATCAGACCATCAATGACATCAAAAAGTGTCAAGTTGAGCAGCTTGCCAGGTTGACACTTTACACTCTGAACGCAAAAAAGTGTCAACCTCGCTGTAAGCCCCGCCATTACTGGGTTTGTGCCAGATTTACCACGTCAAAAAGCCGAAAAAATCGCGAAAAGTGTCAAGTTGCTATGCTTAGAAATGCTAAGGTTTGATAAGGTTTTTCGCGAAAAAGTGTCAAGTGTGTCAACCGCGCCGCTTTAGAAAACTTTATGTGCAGATCGTTGGATGCATCTGTCAAAACTTGCCACCCACCAGCACCGCCAGCGGGGATTTTTGGCTACACGCGCTCTAAGTAACAGTTGCTTCAGTGCGTTACATACGTTGGAAGTGTTATAACTCAAGTTTTTGAGACAAAGTCAGAATTGTATGAATTTGTCTATAGCCGTCTACTCAAGTTTTCTACATAATATAAGGAAATAGCATGTTGTTTAATTAATGTACGATAATTCTGAAAGAGTAACATATGATAAACTTAGATATGGATGTTGTGGTTGGACATGGGCAGAACGATTTTGAAGAATTAGAAATGAATTCCGGCATAAAGGTTTTTGCTGGAGCTTCTGACATCACCCAAATTACAACAAGCACTATTTTAGATGATTCAGTCCCCAAAAAATCAACCTCTATACATGGGCTTAGGAATATGTTCAAACATACATTTGATGGATCGTTTGGACAAAATTTTGAACTTAGAATTGATGATCCTGAAAAGATAAAAAGATTTAATGAAATTGGCAGGGGTGTTTTTTTTGATGTTATGTCATATTACATCTCTAAAGGAATGGGAATAGCTCACCATCTTAAGAGCCAGAAAGCAATCGACTTAGTAGAGCGTCTTAAACCGCTTGAAAAACAACTTTTGATAAGAATTCAGGAACCTATACAGAATTTACATAAAACAGTTGAGAAACAAAAATATAATGTACTTCTGAGAAGAAGAACACCAACTAAAAAATTAGTTGTTGCTAAAATGGATACGCAGACGCTCTTCAATATCAATGTAGAGCATGAATCTGCTCAACCAGTAGAAGAAAATGTTATTATAACTAGGTTTAATATGTTAACAGGAACTGGTCGATTGTTATTAGATAGACAGTCAGATTCAATTGCCTTTAGACACCATCTTAATTGGGAACATGTATTGCAGTCTCAGAAAAATAAGTTTTCAAGGAATCTTGATAGGAATAACAGAGGTGGTAAAGACGCTTTTATACCTATAACCATTTCTGCTTATGAGTTGCGCGATCATATTGGAGAGCTCAAGGCTTATATAATTAGAGAAATATTGTAAATGAAGATGCCCTCAATCAAAGTTATTTCACTTATATTAATAGCTATTGTATGGTATTTTTACTTTTCTCATTTCAATCATTGGGATAGCCCGTTAGATATCTTTAATGCTAGCAAATGGATGGGGTTTTCCAATGATAAAGGTGATTGGGGCACTTTCGGGGATTTTGTAGGAGGTGTGCTTAATCCTATCTTGACCTTTATTACAATTGTTATGCTCATTAATTCCTTGAAACTTCAACGAGAAGCAAACGAGCAACTAATTAAAGACGAAAGAAGACAAGAGAAAGACGTTCTTCTAAAACGGTTTGAAGACGGTTTTTATAACCTTATCTCTTCAGAAAGAGAGGAGTTTAGTTGTTTTACTATTAACATTAACGGAAAAGAATACCGCTCATCTGCTGCTGTTAGTGAATTGGAAGAGGCAATATGGGCTTTTATTGAGAAACAAATAGATGAAAAAGGAGCTTGCGAAATTGAGGATGTTAAAAATTACATAAATAAAATTGATGAGGATTCATCTATGGCAATATTTTCCATGGTGCGATGTGTATATGTTGTTTTTAAGGTTGTTAAGGATAAATGCCCTGAAGAACATCAAGATTACTACTTAGATATTTTTATGAATATGTTACCAGTTAAACTGGTAAATTTAGTTGCTATTGTGTCTGTGTATATGGACTGGAAAAACGTAAAATATATTATTGATGGTGGAAAAGGATTTTCGGATAATGAAGCAGTTAAAGAATATATTAATACTTGGAAGGAGTTTCATGAATAA